CAACACTAAAGTCTCAGTCCCCTCTACATCTACTATTTTCCCTATGGATTGATTTGTGTTTTTGAGAGTATCAGTTACTCCTATAATATTTCCTGGTTTTAAAAACAAAGCTCTATAATCTGTAGAAAAAGTAATTGTTTCTGTGTTTACAGAAGAAGTGAGGAAAAACCACCGCCCCATTCTACGCGCTTGCCCTCTTGACGTGCATCCTAATGGTTCAATATTTTTTCGTATGACCCCTAATTCTTTTACGCCTTGCTTGTCCTCTACATACTCATATTTTTTTCTATAACTATCAGTTTTATCCATGTAACCAACTCTAGCAACTGTATATCTTGAGGCTTTTGAACTAGTAAAATATGAAAAAGTGCCTCCTTCAACATTGGTGTTGCTAAAGTTAATGGCGGGTTCGTCAATTTCGATTCCAGGTATTTTATTCCAATATTTTTTCCAATCCTGATCTACTCCAGGCCTAATGCCTCTACCTCCGTTTGCAATTTTTTCGTATATATTAAAAGTTGAGCGAGGAAACTCTACTTTTGTTCCTATAACGTAATTTGCAGAATTCGAAAAATCATCGTAAGTTATAGTATTGCCTCCTCCGTCCATAGATATAGAAACTCCTCTGCCATCCCAATAAGCTATTCCGTGAAATGTTTCTGCTATAGTTTTTAAAAGTTCATAAGCTTCTTCTTCTTCTGAAATTAGTACGTTCATTGAGTATCTAGGCTCTTTACCATTGTATGTATCATCAACCCCTACAAAGTTTCCATCATCATCCACAGCATCACAATACCTACCTATTCTATATAGAGTCCATTTATCAATTTTATTAATATCTAAATAGGCGCCTATACCATACCTATTATTAGTCATTAAATCATATAAAACCCATGCTGGATTATCAGACCAAGCATATTTAAAAGTTCCATCCCAAGCTCCATTGTATACATTAGCTCCAACTGTTGATCTATTATCTGGATTATAATTAGATGGTATCAAAATTTTCTTAAGTCTTAAATGATAGGTTCTCTCTGGTTTTTCTGAAAAATATCTAGAATTAAAAGATTGTTGTATAATTGCGCTATAAGGGTAAGCTATTTTTTCGTCTATAATCTCCGTAACGCTATCTAAGCTGATTTTTGCGCTCATAATTGGAGATATCAACTCTCTTCCTGTTCTCGTTACTTTAATGTATCTTGTTTTAGAAATTTTATCTTCATTAACTGTTACGGTAGAGGGAGGTAATCTAAAACAATTAAAAGCGTTATTCGCATCGGTCATTGGCATAAAAAAAGTTTTCATACCTCTTTCATAATAATCCCTTAAAGTCGTGTTTTCTCCAAACTGTTGAAATCTATTCAAGCCTAAAGCGGCTTCGCCTTGGGATGGTGCAAAATTATGGGGCAGAGATTGATCTGGCTTAAGTGCTTCCATATCAGATGCGTCAAAAACTGCTGCAGGATTAGTTCCCTCATCAATAGAATTCATGCCTTCATCAAAATCATTATCTTCCCCGAATATCACTTCTCCATCAGCGCCAAAGCTAGCCCTACCTACATCAACTAAATAACTACTTCCAGCGACCAGACCTTGTACAAAATAATTTCTTGAGATTGATCTTCTAGGATTTGATGAGCTTTGATTAAATCCGTGATGGCTTAGCCATTCCTTAAATTCAGGTGACTGAGCTTCTTCATCGGTCAGGCCATTTACTCCAATCTCTACCTGAAAGCCAACTTTATGCTCTCGGCTTGTTGTCATAATCCCAACTTTGCCAGCGCCTGCTCCATGATCTACAGTGTCTTTTAAATCATCTATAGATATAGTAATATACGCAAAGTCAACTTCGTTATTTTTAATTGTATGCGAAACAGGAAATCCTCCTTCTGTAAATTCTGAGTGGCCAGCGCTCCACGCAGTAAAGTCTCGTGTTGATGTATGAGTCCTAATATCTGATCCGTGCTCTACTTGGCTCGCGGCATATCCGTATTTTATTGCGTTGTCTAAACCGCCTGTTCCCCCTAAAAAATATCCTATATGGGCTCCATTTTTTTGATACCAATGAGATGTATTAAAATCTGACTTTACTTTTGACTCTCCACTTTGCTGCATTAAAGAAACCATGCCTGCAAAATTTGGCGTCCCTCCACCATAAAGTCGAGGAGCTCCATCTTCTGTAGAAGCCATATTTGGTCCAACAAGTTTTTGTTTAATTGATTGGGTATTATAAATTTTACTTCGAGACCAATTGTGAGTTTGGGAATACGGGTTTATACCTTTATGGTCTCCCTTTACATAGTTCAAAGCTAACCTTCTGTAATTATAAGTATCGTTGGCATTTTGAACTACAGTTCCATTAAAGTACACTCCTTTAGCTATATTACTATTGTTTGTAATTAAATTACCATTAGAGTCGCAAAAGCCTTCAATTGGGCCTTCGCATATTAAGTCAAGTGTTTCAGATTGAGAAAAGCTTTGTAAAGAATTTTCGTCTGGAGCAGGAGGCTTCAACAAAGGAGTGGGAGGCGATCCTTTTCCTTTTCCTCCCCCTTCTCCAGAAACTAATGGCAGGACTGCGTAGCTTTTTTTTTGCTCAATAATTTTACAAGGATATATATTATACTTTACAAAAAATTTTAATTCATCTAAATTTTTATACTTCCTCTTCCCAAGCGTTTTACTGAGAATGCCATAAAATTTTACATTTATCATCTAAACAAATTCCTATTCCATGTCTGATTGCCTATAACATTACTACCTACCCTCAATCTACCGTAACCTAACGGCACAGGCTTTCCTTGGCTTTCTACATTAGTTTCTCCCCTAAAAGAGTAGGAGGATGTCTTTGCTGATTGAGTTGACGCGTTATCCATAGTTGGGGCTTGGACAGAATTAGCTGCCATGATGACGCTAATCCCGATAGACACAATTAAGCCGACAATAAACCAAAATAAACCTCCTTTTACTGCGGGTAAAATATCTATCCTTTTCATATCTTTTTTATTAGCGTCTTCTAGAGATAAAACTTTCCCGTCAACCAGTATAGAGAATTCCATTTGATCATGGTTTCGCGCTAAAAAAGTCATAAAATTACTCTCTACAGCGTCAATCGCTTTTAATACGTCAGCTATAGAGTCTAACTCAAAATTATATTTTGAACGGAACTTTTCCTCAAAAATGCCATGTAAATATACCTCAACCATCAATAATCTCCTTTATTTTTTTTATTTTATATTCTTTGCAAAGATCTGGATAAAAAGCTTCAAATTTATCTTTTTCGTTTATATATAAAATATTTGGCAAGCAATTAATTCTAGACATTATTTTATCTGTTTCTGAAAAAGATTCTGAATTTGGATGACTGTGATATATAGCCAGTATATCGTACTCTAGTTTTGTCTGAAGATATGCTTCGGGATGAATTTCAAATTTCTTATGAGGAGTTGTGGAAATGTTTTTGCATTCTTTAATAAAAACTTCTTCATTGAGTTGGACAACAAAGCCGCAAACTTCTTCTTTTAGTTTACTTAAGGCATGTATTTTAATTTTATTAAGAATCTGTGTCATAACCTTCTGTGGCGGGGAAGCCTCCAAATCTTAATGTGTTGTTTTTTGTATAGCCAGACCTAAATCTTAATCTACAGGCATCTATACTTTTCGAACATTGGTCAGCAACCCACTGTCCGTTCTTCTTTTCGGGAGCATTATTTAAAGTAGACATATGATCTACGACGCATACCCATACAGTTTTATCGTTTTTTTGAGTTATTTGGCCTCCAGCAGTTAACTGAACTTGTTTAGTTCCTGCTACGAAACCTTCTCCAGCAGAAGCAGGAGGAGTTTTAACCACGTCCCCTGCTTGGTAATTAATATCTAAACTCCAATCTCCTATACTGTTCACGTAGTCGAACTCTCCAATTATAGAAGATCCCCCTCTTTTTTTTGGTCTTGTAGAATTTAATCGAGCTAAAGCTGCAGAGTTCTCATAAGAGTCTTGAGGTCCTAGCATAAAGTTAGTTTCGTCTAATTCTGTAGATACGGCTGGTCCAGTAAAATAACAACCCTCGCCCCTGTAACACCAGGAGCAATATCCCCCTAAAATACTTCTATTTGGTATGGTTACATTTTCAACGTCTAATGATGATGTTAGCTCGTACTCAACCGACTCTTTTGTTTCATTGGCTTTTTTTGATATAAAAAACAAGCTTGAAGAAAATTCATAAGCTGAGTCTGCTGAACCTCCAGATCCCGCTGATCTTACGCCCCAAGGATTTGTGTTATTATTTTGAGGAAAATTATCTCCATCCAAAAATTTAGCAAACACTTGCCTCCTCATGACTCTTGCATTAGTCATGTCATTAAAATATTTATTGTAAGTGGAGAGAGTCTCTAATACCGTCCCTTTATGACCGACTCCTGCGATTAGTTCATATATTTTTTTATTTGATATTGAAAGCAAAGGTCTAGGCAAGCCCTGAGAAGATGATGCGAAATTTGAAGCTTGAATACCTATTGGAAAATAAGAAAACCCAGCCCATTTTAATCCATTTTCTTGTATGTATTGAGCTGATTGAGCGTCTATATCAGACAAGTTATCAGCAGAACACATGCGCAGCGCATAATTTCTATTATCATAAACATCTACGTCTTGATATCCTTCTAAATAATATATCTCGTACAAAGAAATTAAAGCTGTGGGAGCTAGTCCAAAAGCTTGCTCCATGTTTAATCCTTGTTTTTGATAATCTTCCATATAATTATTTACACTATAGTTTAAAATTATAAGTTATTGAAATTCCTTGTTTTATATTATTTATTCTATGCCACCAAAACCTAGGTATATTTAAACTTTGGTTTTCATTTAATATTATTATATTTTGTTTTATATTATTTTTAATTAAAATTTTTGAAATTTCTGTCTTAGAATACATGGCTCCAGAATGATCTAAATCTAAATTTTCTATTAATTCATTATATTGAGGGCTAATTAACAATACTTCTTTAATGCCACTCACAACACTTAACAAAGAATGAGCTATTGGTTTTTTATAGAAGTTTTCTTTATGAATCTGCTTAAGGGTTTTGTCGATTTTATAGCTATAGGAATCGTAATGCAAAGGAGTGGTAGTACCTTTCCCTCCCCACCATAATGATATATCTCCTGCTTTACCAAAATTATACTTATTAATAATTTCTTTTTCTAATTTTAAAATTTTCTCAGGTTGTACAAATCCAAAAGGATTTTCTGAGCGCAGGTAATATTTGTTATTTTTTTTGTTTATATATTCTTTAACATATTGTTCTATAGTTATCTCTATACGATTTATTTCTTGCAAATTTGACAAC